TTAAGTGGTGACCCAGGAGCAACTGGTGCAACTGTTGTACTTAAGTTCATCGGTGTTGCTGGTTCTTCAGACGCTAGTTAATAAATAATTCTTGTGGGCCTTCGGGCCCACATAAATTTAACGGAGATTAAAATATGAAATCAGATGTAAAAGCAGTTAGACAAACAGCAGCAGGAGGAACTGGAGTTATTTTTGCTGGCAGAACAAGATTAAGAGGAATTATTATTGAATCAACTGATGCTGCAACAGCAGGTTCAGTTGTATTACAAGATAATACTGATAGTACAACTTTATTTTCTGCAGGTGTTCCTGCAGGAGATGTTTTTTCATTCAATTTACCAGAAGATGGAATTTTATTTCCAGGTGGAATGAAAAGCTCAACTTTGTCTTTAGCTAATTTAACTGTTTTGATAGATAAATAAGGAGAGTAGATGGCTACCTCTGGAACAACAATTTTTGAATCCAGTTTTTCTATAGCTGATGTTGTAGAAGAAGCTTATGAAAGAATTGGTATTCAAGGTGTATCTGGATATCAATTAAAAGGTGCACGACGTTCTTTAAATATTTTATTTCAAGAATGGGCGAATAGAGGTTTACATTATTGGGAAGTAGGTAATAATTCTATTACACTAGTAAATGGTCAATCAGAATATACTATGTATAGATCAACTGCTGATGGAACTTCTGATGCAACAGCTATTTATGGAGTTGATGATATTTTAGAAGCCGTTTATAGAAATTCTTCAAATGTTGATTTTCCATTAACAAAAATAAATAGATCCGCGTATCAAGGTTTATCTAATAAAACAGATACAGGAACTCCTACTCAATATTTTGTTCAAAGATTTATAGATAAAATTACAATTAATTTATATTTAGTTCCAGGTTCAACTGAAGCAGGTAATACAATTAATTATTATTATGTAAAAAGAATCCAAGATGCCGGAGCCTATACTAATGAAGCAGATGTACCTTATAGATTTGTTCCTTGTATGATTGCAGGTCTTGCTTATTATTTAGCAATTAAATTTGCTCCTCAAAGAATTGAAATGTTAAAAATGTTATATGAAGATGAACTACAAAGAGCTTTACAAGAAGACGGTTCTTCTTCAAGTTCTTTTATTACTCCAAGAACTTATTATCCAGAGGTATAGCATGGCTTTAAGTAAAGGAAAATTTGCTCAGTTCATATCGGATCGTTCTGGTATGGCGTTTCCATATTCCGAAATGGTTATAGAATGGAATGGATCAAGAGTTCATGTTTCAGAATATGAAGCTAAACATCCACAATTAGAACCTAAACCAACAAATACTGATGGACAAGGTTTAAGAAATGCTAGACCAGATAGAACTGAGCCTGCTACAGAAAGTTTATTACCAGGTAATCCATTTGATATTACGTCTGGATCTACAACAATTACAGTCACAGAACCTGGTCATGGAAGAAGTACTTCAGATATAGTAGTTTTTAGAAATGTAGATGGATCTCCAGGAGGAGTTGCGTATACAGTATTTGAAAATGCTAGCGGATATGCTATAACTGTTATTAATACAAATACATATACTTTTACATTAGGAGATACTCCTACTGTAACTGAAAAATCAGGAGGAATGACTGCGACTGCAGGTCCAGTTACATTAACACCATAATGGCATACACTTTAACAAATTTACAAGATGATATAAAAGATTACACTGAAGTTGATAGTACAGTTTTTTCAACTGGTGTTTTAAATACTTTTATAAAAAATGCTGAGAATAGAATTTACAGAGATTCCGATGCGGATGATAATAGATTTTATGCGACTTCCGATTTAGTTACTGGAAATAGATATGTAACTATTCCAGGTGATTTAAGAGTTATACGATATATTCAATTAAGAGATTCTAGTGGCAATCAAGTATTTTTAGAAAAAAGAGATACTTCTTTTATGTCTGAATACTATAACACTCCAGGAACACAATCTGGATTACCTAAATATTATGCTAATTGGGATGCTAATTATTGGGTGGTAGCTCCAACTCCGGATGATACTTACCAAATTACAATGGCTTATATTAAACAACCAACTAGTTTGACAGATTCCAGCGTAAGTGCTATAGGTACTTATGTATCCAACAAATATCAAGATTTACTTTTGTATGGATGTCTGGTAGAAGCATATGGTTATTTGAAAGGTCCTGCAGATATGTTGCAGTTTTACGAAGGATCTTATCAAAGAGCATTGCAATCATATTCTATCGAACAACAAGGTAGAAGACGGAGAGACGAGTGGCAAGATGGGATCATTCGTACTCCTTTAAAATCGGAATCCCCATCAAAATACTAAGGAGAAATAAATATGGCAAACATAGTACCTGACTCTTTTAAAACAGATCTTTTAAAAGGAACTTTCAATTTTGATTCTGGAGGTGACACTTTTAAAATAGCTTTATTTACATCATTAGCAGGTTTCAGTACTAGTACTACTACTTACACAGGAGCAGCAAACGAAGTTGCATCTGGAGGTGGTTATACTACTGGTGGAGAAACTTTAAGTAATACAGGTGTAAATGTAGGAAGTAACATTGCTTACTTAGACTTTGGTGATGCAACATGGACATCAGCAAGTATTACTGCAGTTGGAGCTTTGATTTACAAAAGTAGTGCCGGTAATGAAGCTGTATTAGTTTTGGATTTTGGCGGAACTAAAATATCAACAGATGGAGATTTTGTTGTTGTATTCCCTGCTAACGATTCATCTAATGCTATCATTAGATTAGGCGACGCGTAATAAAATAATTGGATAGTAGAAATGGCTTTTATACTTAACGACAGAGTTAAGGAAACAACCACAACTACTGGAACAGGAAATATTTCATTAGCGGGTGCAGTCACCGGTTATGAAACTTTTGCAAGTGGAATAGGAGATACAAATTCTACTTATTATGCAATATCCAGTAGTGGAAGTTCCGAGTTTGAAGTAGGAATTGGAAGTATAACCGCAGGTGCGCCTGATACACTTTCAAGAGATTCTGTAATATCTTCATCTAATTCTGATAGTTTAGTTAACTTTTCTGCTGGAACAAAAGATATTTTTTGTACGCTTCCTGCAACTAGAATTCCATCACCAGTTATGGTGGCTCAAGATTTTGTGAATACTCACAATTCGACTATTTCTCAAGATCAAACAATGGATTCTGGAGTATTAGCAGGGCCAGTTGATATAACAGGTACTTTAGGTATTACAGGTAAATTAATTATATTGAATTAGTATCTATAATGTAGTATTAAAACATAAGGTTAAAATATGAGTGAAATTAAAGTAAATAAGGTAAGTCCACAATCAGGAACTAGTTTTACACTAGGAGATAGTGGTGATACTTTTACTGTACCTTCTGGTGCTACATTAGACATATCTAATGCTACTGTTAGTTATCCAGCAGGCACTAATTTTAATACTGATTGGCAACCTAAAAAAACTGGTACCTTTGCTTCTGAAGCAGGAAAAGGATACTTTGTAGATACAACCAGTATTTCAATATCTACTACACTACCTGCGTCTCCTAGTTTAGGAGATACAATATCATATATAGATTATGCCGGAACTTTTGATACAAACGCATTAGAAATTAATCCGTTTGGAAAAAAAATAAATGGACAAACAGGAAATTTTTTCGTCAACACTGAAAGAGCTGGTTTTAGTCTTGTCTTTGTAGACGATACACAAGGTTGGTTAATAAAGGATAAATAATGGCACATAAAAATTATAATTACATATTAGCTGAAAATTGGGGAAAAGATTTTATTGAATTTGATGATAGAAGAAATTTTGAAATAAGACAATATCCAGGAAATATTTATAAAGTTCCTGCTCACAATAAAAAAGCTAACGCATGGATCAATGAAGTTTTAGGAACTATTAAAACAAAAGATGAAGCTGAAACTATTGTAAATGCTGAGATTCAAAATTATCAAACAGATTGGGATAATGACAATATTGATGGAGAAACAACAGAACAAAAAAATACTAGAATTGGTGAAAGACCTATGCTAGAAACATTAGAGGAGTAAAAAATGTCAAATTACGAAACTGAAAAAGGACAAACGGTTATAGCAACAGCTTCTGATCCTGCTAACCCAACTGAAGGGCAAATTTGGTATAATAGTACTTCAGCAACTGCAAAAGTTAGAACTTATGTTACTCCAGCTTGGGCTAGTGGCGGAGATTTAAATGTTGGAAGAAGAGGCGCTAAAGGTAACGGAGTAAGAACAGCAGCTTTACACGTTGGAGGATTTAATCCAGGTTTTTTTGCAAATGGTAAAACAGAATCTTATGATGGAACAGCTTTTACAGCAGAAAATGATCAAGTTAATCCTTCAGGTCCTCTAGGGGGATCTTTTAGTCAAGCACCTCAAGGAACTGCAGTTAGCTTTGGAGCACAACCGGGTCCAAATTCAAAACAAACTCAATTATGGGATGGTACTTGTTGGGCTTTAGGTAATAACATGCAAGTTGGAGTTCAAAAATCATGGGGTATGGGAACTAGAGATGCAGGTTTAGCAGCTGGAGGTTTTTCTTATGATGGAGTAAATCCTGGAGCTGGTAATTATTCACAAGAATACGACGGAACTTCTTGGGCAAATGGAAATACTATGGGGACACATGTAAACAGTCATGCAGGAGGTGGATCTCAAACAGCCGCTTGGGTTGCAGGATATGTTACAAACGTTTTTGAATATGATGGAACTTGTTGGTCAAATGTACCAGGCGTAGGGCCTAATCAACAAGGAATGGGAGGAGCAGGTCCTCAAACTGACGGACTTGTTTTCGGCGGACAACCTGCTATTACTACAACATCATTTTATGATGGAACTTCTTTTACTACAGGTCCAACTATGAGTTTAGCAAGATCAAATGGTGGCGCTGCATCAGGGACAGGTCAAGGTTCTGCTTTAGCAGTCGGAAATGGTCCAAATGTTGTTACTACAGAAGAATTAGATGGAGGATTTCAAACTCAAACTATAACTTCTTCATAGTAAATAAAATAATAAGAAAGATTTAAATGTCAGATTTAATTGTAAAAAAAGAAACCAAACAGGTTTTAGAAAATGAATATCGTTATTTAGAAGATGTTCTAGATAAAGATGATTTAGAATGTTTTAAACAATTGACACCGGAATTAAAAGATACTTGGAGTAAAAAACAATTATTTAGAACTGAAACAGAAATGAGAGTTTCTGTATTAAATGATTATAAATTTCCAACAAAAGCATCTAAGTATTGGCAATGTGTTAGAGAACAAGATGTTCATTTAGATTGTTTATTATCTCTTTCTATAGATAATAGAAAAAATGACGTAAAAATAAAAAAACTACAAAAAAGCATTGAAGAATGTAAAGATGAGTTAGATAAAGAATTATTAAAAATTGAATTAGATGAAAGAATATTAGATTATGCTAGAGTTAAAAATACTGCAAGACATAGAATAAGAGAAATACGATTATGGTCTAAATTAAAAGAAGAATTAGATGATGGAACTTTTGATACAAAAAATCCTGATACACATAAACGAGAAAGTTTAAAATCAATTATAAATAATAGAGTTAAATCTTTTACACCAGGAACGAGTATGCCAGAAATTTTTAATACTTTAGCTTTACAAGATACTTATGACAAAGTAATAAAAGAAAATCAAATTAAAAATTATGATCAAGAAAGAGAAAAACTACTTAGTCAAAAAAGTAAAACTGAGTGATTGTTTTTTACGAAATAAAAAAATAAATATAAAAGCTCAAAAACAAACAGATCTCTATAAACAGGTTTTAGAAAGTATAAAAGAAAAAGGTTTAATAAATCCATTAACTGTTGTTATGGATAACAATAAATATAAAGTGTGTATAGGTAATAATAGATATCTAGCTTGTGAAGAATTAAAAATTGAATATGTTAATATAATTATAGCAAAAAATGAAGAGCCTTTAGAGTTAAAAAAATATTATAAATTTTACAAAAAAGTTTTAAAAAATGAAAGCCCCTATATCAAATAAACAATATCATTTTTTAGTTTCTTTACCAAGAACAGGAAATACCTTACTAGCATCTATATTAAATCAAAATTCAGAAATAGCAGTTACACCGAATTCAATAACGTTTGAATTAATGAAAAAAATCATTTCCTTAAAAGATGATAGTTTATTTTTAAATTATCCAGATCATTTATCTTTAGATAATGTCTTAAATAATTTATTTAATAACTATTATGCTCATTGGAAACAAAAATATATTATTGATAGAAGTTTGGCATCCTTACCGGGTAATAGAAATTTTATAAAAAAATATATAAATCAAGATGTAAAATATATTGTTTTAGTTAGAGATTTATTAGAAGTTTTATCTTCATTTTTAAAATGGGCTCATGATGAACCTTCTAGTTTTTTAAATAAATATTCTTCTATTGAAGAAAAATTAAATTTTTTAATGAGAAAAGATGGTATGATTGCAATGTCTTTAACTGCAATTCAAGAATTATATAAACATGAAAAACTTGAAAATATATGTATGATAAAATATCATGATTTAGCTAGTAATCCAGAATATCAAATAAATAAAATATATGAATTTTTAAATATAAAAAAATTTAATCATAATTTTTTTGATTTAAATCAATTTGAATTAAATGGTATAAAATATGATGATTCTGTTTTAGGACATAATTTACACAAAATAAAAGAAAATTATACTGTGGATGATAATTCATTTATTGATTTAATACCACAATCTTATAAACAAAAATATGAGCATATAAAATTTTAGTATGATTAAAAAATATTCTTGTGAATTACTAAGTAATTTAAATAATGAAAAACTACAAAAGGAAATAAAAGAATATATTAAAGAAGTTCCATGTTGCATTTTTTATCCAAAATGTCCTCATCCTAGAGAACAAAGTGGAATTTTTTTAGACAGAAAATTCGATATAATTAAACAATCTTTACTATTATCTTTTAAAAAATATTTGAATACAGATTTTATTGATATTGGTTATATAAAAACATGGTGTTTTTATAATCCCGCTAATTCAACTATTATAGAAGGTTGGCATAATCATTTAACTCAAAAAGGGTTTCGAGAGATATCTGCTCTTTGTTATTTAACAAAAACTAATTTAGGAACTTTATTTAAAGATAATATAAAGATAATTCCTGAAATAAATAATTGGTATGTATGGCCATCTTATCTTGATCATTCTCCAGAACCAGGATATATAGAAGAAGAAAGAATTGTAATAGCTTGTGCTATAGGAATAAAAAATAGTATATGAAATTTAAAGAAGCATCTTGGAAAAGTTTTATCGTAACCACTAATACACCTATATTTACACATGAAGAATGTGATGAAATAATTAAAACCGGAAGACAGTGTTTAAAAATTAAAGGAACAGTATTTGAACAAAAATCAATTGAAAATATAAGAGATTCTAATATTAGTTGGATTCCTTTTGAAAAATTAAAACCTATGTACGACCGTTTAAATGATGTTGTTCATCAAATAAATAATAATTTTTTTGGATTCGAAGGAATTCAAATTAATGAATTAGCACAATATACTGAATATGATCCAGGAGGTTTTTATGATTGGCATGTTGATATGTCTTTAGATGGTAAAAAACACCCGCCAATTAGAAAAATATCTATGTCAGTTCTACTTTCAAATGAAAATGAGTTTGAAGGTGGAGACTTAGAAATAATGGACACAGGTAGAAAAGCAAAATTAATAAGAGGACAGGCGTTGTTTTTTGCGTCTTTTATTAGACATAGAGTCTCTCCTGTAATTAAAGGAAATAGAAAATCTTTAGTTGTATGGTTTGGAGGACCTGCTTTTAAATGATAAAAGAATATTATTTTCCAACACCTATTTATATAAAAGACATTGATATTAATACAGAAATAGAAAAAAATATAATAGAGTGGAGTAAAAAAGAAAAAGGTATTTTAAGAACAAATGTTAAAGGTTGGCATTCTTCAACAGATATGCATTTAAAAAAAGAATATTTATCTTTAATAAATGAATTAGTTAAAATGCAAAAAGAAATTTATATAGATCAACATTTAGATGGGGAACCTATTTTAGGTAATATGTGGGCTAATATTAATCAACAAGGTGCATATAATAAAACACATATTCATCCAAATTCTTTATGGTCTGGTGTATATTATGTTAAAACTCCAGAAAACTGTGGAAACTTATATATAGAAGATCCCAGATTAGGATCTGATTTTATTTCTCCCAAAAGAAAAAAGAATAATGAAAAAGAATTTTGGAAAACTGTTAATTATAAACCAATAGCTGGAAGGATTATAATGTTTCCAGCGTGGTTATCACATGGAGTAGAAATCAATTTATCAAATGATATACGAATATCTGTATCTTTTAATTTTATACAACAATGAGTTTTAAAGACAACAAATATACCATAGTAAAAAACGCTATTTCTTATGAACTAGCTAATTTTTGTTTTAACTATTTTCTCTTAAAAAGAGATACTGTTAAATTTGCATATGATAACAGTCTAGTTTCTCAATCTGAATTTTTAGGTAAATTTAACGATCCACAGGTTTCTAATAGTTATGCTCATTATGGTGATTTTGTTATGGAGACATTGATGATGAAATTGTTACCTTTAATGAAACAAAAAACAGAACTAGATTTAATTCCTACTTATTCTTATGCAAGAATTTATGAAAAAGGTAATGAATTAAAAAAGCATAAAGATAGACCTAGTTGTGAAATATCTACCACATTAAATTTAGGTGGTGATCTTTGGCCTATATTTGTAGACAATAAAAAAATAGAATTAAATGTAGGAGATATGCTAATATATAGAGGTTGTGAATTAGAACATTGGCGTGAGATATTTGAAGGAAATTTATGCGGTCAAGTATTTTTACATTATAATGATATTAATGGTCCTTATTCTATTGAAAATTTTTATGATAAAAGACCAATGTTAGGTCTTCCCAATTCTTAATTTTTGTAATAAAACTACTTATTTAAATAAAATAAGTAAGATTTATTATGTTTTTTGGTTCAACCTCATTTTCTACGGCTCCTTTTGCGTCTATAGAACGAGTAAACGCAACCGTTGCTGTTACTGGTAGTAGAATAAATGCCTCAGTAGGTGATGTAACAGTCACAGCTGATGCAAATGTAAATGTTACCGGTAATCAATTAAATGTAGCAACAGGGACAGCTACAGTTACAGCTGATGCTAATGTAAATGTTACAGGTAACCAACTAAACTTTACAATCGGAGACGTATCAGTAACAGGAGACGCTAATGTAGATGTTACTGGTAATCAATTAAATGTAGCAACAGGAACGGCTACAGTCACAGCTGATGCTAACATTAATGTCACAGGAAATAGACTAAACTTTACTATTGGAGATGTTACAATAACAGGTGATGCTAATGTAGATGTCACAGGAAATCAATTAAATGTATCTACCGGAATAGCTACAGTTACAGCAGATGCTAATGTAGATGTCACAGGAAATAGATTAAACTTTACTATTGGAGATGTAACAGTAACAGGTGATGTTAATGTAGATGTTACAGGTGAACAATTAAATGTATCTACAGGAATAGCTACAGTTACAGCAGATGCTAATGTAGATGTCACAGGTGAACAATTAAATGTTGCAACAGGAATAGCAACCGTTACAGCTGATGCTAATGTAGATGTTACCGGAAATAGAATTAACGCTTCAATTGGTGATGTCACAGTAACAGGTGATGCTAATATAGACATAACTGGTGAACAATTAAACGTATCTACTGGAACAGCAACAGTCACTGCAGACGCTAACGTGCCTGTTACAGGTAATAGAATTAATGCTGCAATAGGAGATGTCACAGTAACAGGTGATGCTAATGTAGACGTAACTGGTGAACAATTAAATGTCTCAACAGGAACTGTTTCAGTTACAGCAGACGCTAACGTTAATGTTACAGGTAATCAACTAAACTTTGCAATCGGAGATGTTACCGTTACCGGAGATGCAAATGTAGATGTAACCGGTGAACAATTAAATGTATCTACAGGAACTGTTTCAGTTACTGCAGACGCAAATGTAAATGTAACTGGTGAACGATTAAATTTAGATACAGGAACTGTTGCAGTCACTGGAGACGCAAATGTAAACGTAACAGGAAATCAATTAAACTTCGCAATCGGAGATGTTACAGTTACTGGAGATGCTAATGTAGATGTAACTGGTGAGCAATTAAATGTTTCAACAGGAACCGTTTCAGTTACAGCAGATGCAAATGTAAATGTAACAGGAAGTCAACTAAACTTTGCAATTGGAGATGTTACAGTTACTGGAGACGCGACTGTAAATGTCACTGGAAATAGAATCAATGCTTCAATTGGTGATGTCACAGTAACAGCAGATGCTAATGTTTTTGTAACTGGAAACAGATTAAATATTAACACAAATAATGTATTTATCAGAGCTTGGAGTGAAATTGATCCAGGTGTAGATCAAACATGGACTCCAATTTCAACAGGAGCAATAAATACATGGACCGAAATAGATCCTGTAGGGCTTCCTCCAACTCCATAAAACATTGACGTTTTAAAAAATTAATATATTATACTAACATACAAGGAGATAAATATGGCATCGAGTTATTCAACAAACGCTAAACTTGAATTAATGGTTACTGGAGAAAAATCTGGTACATGGGGTGGAATTACAAACACTAATTTACAAATCTTAGAACAAATAGCTACAGGTTATTTAAGTTTAGCTGTAGGTGGTGCAGATGTAAATTTAGCTTTATCTGATGGCGCTACTTCAAATGGTAAAAATTTATATTATAAATTAACTGGAACTTTAACAGGTAATAGAACAGTTACTATGCCTGATACAGCAGAAAGAGTTTTTATTGTTGAAGATGCAACTACAAGAACTACTAGTAATTATACTTTAACTATTTCAACAGTATCTGGAACAGGAGTTACTTTACCTGTTGGTGGTAAAGCTTTGGTTTATTCTGATGGTACAAATATTAATCAAGGTTTAATTACAAAAGGATATAATACAATTACTGATTCAAACAGTCCTTATACCGCTGTTGCAAATGATCAAATTTTAGCAAATACTACTTCTGGAACTATAACCGTGACTTTACCTGCAACTCCTTCTACAGGAGATGAAGTAACCATTATTGATGCAAGAGGCACTTTTAATACTAATAACTTAACTGTTGGTAGAAATGGTGAGCCTATAAATTCAGCTGCATCGGATTTAACTTTAAGTACAAATGGTCAAGCAATTACTTTAGTTTACGTAGATGCGACAAGAGGTTGGGCATACAAAACAAATACAGCATAAGGAGCTTGGAGCATGGCTCTTATTGATTTTAAATTATTACCTGGAATAGATAAACAGAATACCAGTGCAGGTGCAGAACAGCGTTGGGTAGATTCTGATAATGTAAGATTTAGATATGCTTTACCTGAAAAAGTTGGAGGATGGCAGTCTCCTATTAAAGAATCTATTGTTGGTGTTGCAAGACAGATGTATGCTTTTGCTGATTTAGAAGGTAATAAATATATTGCAATTGGTACAGATAAATTTTTACTTATATATTATGATGGTGAACTCTATGATATTACACCTTTAAAAACAACTTTATCATCTGCTACAATTGAAACTACAGCATCTTCTAATCAAGTAACGATTGGTTATACTAGTCATGGATTGAGTGAAGGTGATATTATTTTATTAGATAATACACTTTTGCCAATAGGCACAGGATATAATCCAACTGATTTTGATGATAAACTATTTCAAGTAACAAGTGTTACTGATGCTGATAATTTTGTAATTACACAAAGTTCAGCTGCAACCGGTAGTGCAGGACCAGGTGGATCTATAGACATAACTCCATATGAAACTGTAGGTCCTCAAACACAAACATACGGTTATGGATGGGGAACAGGAACATGGGGATCAAGTACTTGGGGCACGGCTAAAACTTCAAGTGATGTGATTCTAGAACCAGGCCTCTGGAGTCTTGATAATTATGGACAAGTTTTAATTGCAACTATTGCAAATGGAAAAACATTTACTTGGAATGCAGGAGCTGTAACTCCATTAGCAGTTAGAGCATCTACAAGTACTTCTGGTTTTGAAACAACCAACAATCCAACTGCAAGTAGATTTTCTATGGTTTCTCCTACAACAAGATATTTAGTTCAATTTGGAACTGAAACGACTATTGGAGATGCAACGACTCAAGATGATATGTTTATAAGATTTTCAGATCAAGAAAATATTAATGACTATACTCCAACTAGTATTAACACAGCAGGATCACAAAGATTACAAGATGGAACTAAATTAATGGGAGTTGTAAAAGCAAAGGAAACTATGTTGGTTTGGACAGATAATGCATTATTTGATATGCGATTTATAGGTCCTCCTTTTACTTTTGGTTTTCAACAAGTTGGAACTAGTTGTGGATTGATTGGTAAAAATGCAGCGATAGAAATAGATGGTATTGCTTTTTGGATGAGTCAAAAAGGATTCTTTGCTTATGATGGTACAGTTAGATCATTACCTTGTTCTGTAGAAGATTATGTATTTGACGATATAGATACTACAAAAGGTCAACAAATTTATGCTGGAATTAACCATCTTTATACAGAAATAATTTGGTATTATCCTTCTGCTAATTCAGATTATAATGATAAATATGTAATATATAATTATGTAGATAAAGTATGGTATACTGGAACTGAAGCTAGAACTTCTTGGGTAGATGCTGAAATTTATCCTAAACCTTTTGCAACTAAATTCACGGATCAGGCATCAGGGACCTTTCCTGTTGTAATAGGGGAATCAGGATTAGGTAAAACTCAATTATTTGAACATGAAGTAGGCACAGATCAAATAGATGAAAATGGAACTGTAACTACTGTTACTTCTTATATTAAGTCTTTTGATTTTGATTTACAGAGTCAAGGCGGAATAGCAGGAGAAGTATTTTTAGCTGTAAGAAGATTTGTACCTGATTTTGAATCTATTCAAGGTAATGCAAAAGTAACTTTAGCAATTAAACGATACCCACAACAATCTGATAGTACAAGCACTTTAAGTCCATTTACAATAGATTCAACTACAACTAAAAAGGATACAAGAGCAAGAGGAAGATTTGTAAATATAAAAATAGAAAATGATTCTAGTTCTGAGTCTTGGAGATTTGGAACGTTTAGATTAGATATACAACAGGATGGTAGAAGATAATGGCAAAAATAAATGTAAGAGTTCCAGAACCAAAAGATAAATATGATATCTCTACTCAAAAACAAGTTAATAGAGCTATTAAATCAATTGTTGAACAATTAAATAGTACCTTTTTACAAGACTTAAAAGAAGAAGATGAAAGATATACTTGGTTCAAAGGTGGAGGAGGTTGTTAATGAGTTCTTGTAATAATGTAAATACAGAACCAACCGTAATCGGTGGTGGAAATGGATCAAATGCTTATGATGCATTTGGAAGATTAAGAGTTTCTAATCCATTTACTATTTTTGATAGTACAAATGTA